AAAGCGATGGGTGAGCCAGGGCGACGACAGGGTGAATCAGCCGATCTGCGCGACCAACGAGGCGCAGGGGTGGGTCGGGGTCGCTGACGCCTTCCAGAGCGGACACGACACGATCCCGGGGCACGTGCAGTGCCGGTGCACCGTGATCTACCGGACGGCGCCGCTGCCTGAGCTGACCGAGGGCGCGGCGATGCGTGATGTAGTAACGGCCTCGTTCGTCGCAGCCGCTCACGAACATGACGAAAGCGTCGTGAACGGCAACGTGCTCGCCGAGTTCCGGTGCCCCGAGGACGGCTTGCTGTTGGGCAAGGACGTGGCGGTCGGCACGTCCTTCTACTGCCGCAAGTGCAAGGTGGAGCGGACGGCGTGAAGCGGCCTTACGAGGAGACGCTGCTTTCCGACGTGGACCTGGCCGACCATGGGGCCGATATAGAAAACATCCCGCCCTGGGTGTTTAGCGCACTTCTCAGGCAGGCGAAAGCGAGCTATGAGGCGGGGCTCAACAAGGGCAAGCTCATCATGGCAGCGCTCCGCGAGGGCGTCGATTGAGGGCAACGCTTGACAGATCACAAGATGTTGTGGTTATGCTGTTTGCAATCGAATAGCTAGCCAGACGGTCCGAGGCGAGAGGCCCAGCACCGTCCTTCCGTGAGGCGAGAGGCCCGACCCGCGCGAACTACCGGACGCGCAGCGGTTGGGCTTTTTCTTTTGCCCACCGGCGAAGGACGCGAATGCTGCGCACGAAGGTCATACGGGCTGAGACCAAGGTCATCGACGCCGAGAAGGGCGAGGTCGAGGCCGTCGTGTCGACTGAGACCCAGGACCGCGACGGCGACATCATCCGTCAGTCCGGCTGGCAGCTCGATCGGTTCAACCAACACCCCATCCTGCTCTCGTCCCACAACTACGGCTCGCTGCAGTCGCAGATCGGCGACTGGCGCGGCATGAAGGTCGCGCGCAAGCAACTCAGCGGGATCGCCACCTATTACATCGGCAAGGGCAATGCCGAGGCCGACTGGGGCTTCGAGCTGGCGAAAGCCGGCCGCGCCGCGTTCAGTGTGGGGTTCATCCCCGACATGGACGAGGCATCGCCGCTAGGTGAATCGCGCTACTTCGGACCCTTCGAGTTCAAGAGCCAGGAGCTCCTCGAGGTCTCGCAGGTCACCGTCCCGAGCAACCCCGACGCGCTCCAACGCATGAAGACAGCCGTCGGTGTGTCGCCGGACGTGGTCGAGATCATCGACGACCTGCTGCGCGACACCACGGATGCGCAGGCTGCGAAGGAGATCGAGCGCGGGAAGGCGCTGGACGCCATCAGCGACCGCGTCATGACTCGCGTGCGCCAGGAGTTCCCCGATCTGCTGCGCGAGGCCGGCGTCGTCGACCTTACCGGCGAGTCGGATGACGCCGGCGAGACCGCGCCCCCTGACTCCACGAGCACGAGCGACGGGGACGGATCGACCGATGGGTCGTCCGACACGCCGCCTGACGACGAGCCTCCGCAGGACGACCCGGACAGCGAGTTCGACCCTGCGGCTTTGGCGAGGGCGTCCACTTACGCCGCTCTCGAAGAGATCGAGCACCCCGAGGAGTAAGAACATGCCGAAGCTGGAAACGCAAGCGCAGCTCGAAGAGATGCTGAACGACCCGGTGAAGCTCGAGGACTACGTCACGGGCAAGATTCACGAAGAGGTCGGGGACTTCACCAAGGAGGGCGTCAAGATGGCGCTCGAGGCTGCCGGCTTCACGAAGGGCGGTGCGCGCCGGCTCCCGATGTCCGACGAAGCGGCCGACCAAGTACGGGGAACGTCCGCCGAAGAGCTCAAGGCGCTCGGCTCCTGGGGCCACTCGCAGAAGTACGCCGCCAAGGGACGCCGGGACGCGCAGAGCCTCGATGGCAAGTTCAAGTCTTTCGGCGAGTTTCTGGAGCTGATCACGCCCAAGGCGATCCAAGCCGGGATCGATGAGCGCGTGGGGCTCTCCAAGGTCCTCGGCGAAGGCCAGGGCGACCAGGGCGGTTTCCTCGTCCCTGACCAGTTCCGGACTGAGCTCATGATGCTGAGCGTCGAGCAGGCGGTCGTGCGCCCTCGGGCCATGATCCTGCCGATGTCCACGACCAGTCTCCGGATACCAACCATTCGGGACACGACTCACGCCTCCACCGTGTTCGGTGGTGTACGGGCCTATTGGGTGCCGGAGAGCGGTTCCCTGACTTCGAGCGAGCCCACCTTCGGCAGCGCGGTGCTCACGGCGAAGAAGCTGACCGGGCTCACGCAAGTGAGCAACGAGCTCCTAGCCGATAGCGCTGTCGGTGTGGAGGCGCTGCTCACGCGCCTGTTCGGCCAGGCCCTCCCGTACTTTGAGGACGACGCGTTCATCAACGGCATCGGCGGCGCCCAGCCAGTGGGGCTCATCAACGCAGACGCGCTGGTCACGGTTGCCAAGGAAACGGGCCAACAGGCGACAACCATCGTCTACAACAACATCCTCAAGATGTTTTCGCGGATGCTTCCGAGCTCGGTGGGGCGCGCGGTATGGCTCGCGCACCCTGACACGCTTCCGGCACTCGCGACCATGAGCCTGGATGTGGGTACCGGCGGCTCAGCCGTTTTCCTGCCAGCCGGTGGGGCTTCGGGCGCACCGTTCGCCACGCTGTTGGGCCGCCCCATCATCTTCACCGAGAAGTGCCAGACGCTCGGGACCGCCGGCGACCTGTTCTTCGTGGACGTGTCGTTCTACCTCATTGGTGACCGCCAGACCATGGAGATGGCCACGGACCCGTTCAGCCGCTTCACCAACGACGAGACGCGCTACCGGTTCATCGAGCGGCTGGACGGCCGCCCGTGGATCGACAGCGCCCTGACCCCGAGGAATGGCACCAACACGCTCAGCCCGTTCGTCAACCTGGCGACGAGGTCGTAGCGAGCACACCCCAGTGGCGCTCCGGTAAGCACGGAGTCGCGAGCAATGGAGGACTGAACGATGGGCATGCGATTGAGCGAACACGGGACGTTCCACGACCTGGACAACATCGCCGGCGCCGACGGTGAGCCGGGCCGCCAGGACATCGGTGCGACGAACGCCCAGACCGACTACGTGGAGATGAAGAACTACGACCGAGCTGTGTTCTTCGTGGTGCTCGGCACGTGGAATTCGTCCGACGACTTGGACGAGTGCCGCATCCAGCAGGCCACCAACACGTCCGGTGGGTCCGTCAAGGACCTCACGACAGATGCATCCGGCGGGAACTACGACACGGACAATCCAATCGACGCCGACGGCGACTTCGTGATCATCGAGGTGCGCGCCGAGGACCTGGACGTCGACAACGCGTTCGATGTCATCCGCGGGTACGTCGCCGAGGGTGGCAACACGGGCACGGACAACATCGCCGGGTTCCTGGTGCAGTACGGCTACGCCTACCCGCAGAAGGAGCTTCAGGGCGCAGCGTCCACCGGCTCTCAGGTGTACGTGGACACGAACGTCTAGTCGAGAGCGAGCTGATGCCGACCGTAATGAAGGGCAACAAACGCGAGATCCCGGGGAACATGCCCCCGCTCCTCTGGTACGAGAAGGTCCAGGAGTACATGGCTGCGCCCGAGCTGCGGGCCGACCTCGCGTACTTCCATCCGGTCATGGAGCTCTTGCCACCCGAGGACCTGCTGCGGCTCAAGGCCCAGGTGCTCATCTGGTACGACGTCACAGACCGCTACCCGGATGACATCTCGGTCTGGTGGCCGGTCCGCATGGCCAGGCGCCGCGGGGACATCCCGCACACCGAAGAAGTGACCGAGGCCTGGATCGGCGAGGACGGGGTGCTGCACTGCGGCTTCTGCAAGGCACGGTGGAGCCCTCACCACGACGGATCACCGCACGCCGACCGATGTGGTCTCTGCGACCGCGTGTTTCACATCACCAAGGAGGTACCAGCCTAATGGGCGTCGAAACCCTAGAACGCAAAAGTGTCCCCGGGAGCCCGCTCGAGGCCACGTTGTGCCCGAACTGCTCCCGCATGTACCCGAGCACCAGGCTCGAGGACTACCAGAACGACGATCACGAGGACAAGACGCGGGTCGTTGAAGACCTCGAGATGGTTCCGTCCAAGTGCCAGCGCTGCGGCTCCCCGATGGACTTCGAGGACGGCGGTGCGTTCTCTGACCTGAACGCCGAGGAAGCTGCGCACCACCGACCGCCGCGCCGTGCCCGAACGCGCCAGGTGACGCGCAAGCCAGCCGCCGGCGAGAAGGTGCCGGCGGCTGGGCCTGGACCCGACGAGCCCGACGGCGACCCGGACGACAACCCGCCCGCCAAGGCGGCCTAGCAACAAGGGTACCCAACCCCGAAACGCAGGAGGACCGAGATGCTGACGAGAGATGCCTCACTGGTGGAGTTCGCACTGCGAGCCGGTGCGCCGCTCGAGGTCGTGGACCACACCGCCGAAATCCTGGGCGTGGACCTGCTCAAGCAGAGCCGGCCCTTCCGCCGCCGCTTCACGCGTGAAGGAGCTCGCCGGTGGGGCTCGCACTACTTCGAACACTACCCGGTCGCGGGCGGTGCCACGATCATCGCGAGCCGCTCTGGGCTGTTTTGGAGGCAGACGCCGGGCGGTCTGCCTATCGTTCAGGACCACAAGGTCCATACCGGCAACGTGCTGTTCGTCGACTCGGGAACGCTGGTCGGCGGGACGACGTCGGGATTCGGGACACACCCCGACCAGGCAATCACGGACATCGAGTCCGCCTACGACCTGCTCACCGCGTCCCAGGGCGATGTCATCTTCGTGCTCCCCGGGCACAGCGAGACCGTGGCCGACGAGATCACGATGGACGTGGCCGGGATCTCCATCATCGGGCTTGGCGAGGGCACGGCGCGACCGCAGATAACGCAGGCGTTCGCTGGCGACGCGTTCGCCATGGACGCGGTCAACAACGTCATCCAGAACCTCTACTTCAACGAGGCGACCACGGCGCCAGGTGCCGGCGGGGCGGCGATCGATGTCAACGCGAACCACTGCAAGGTGCTCGACTGCTTCTTCGACCTCGGCGCCGACGACCTCGAGGCGATCACCGTCACGGCGACCGGCGAC